CTTGCGGCTTGTTGTTGTCTAGCAAACTCACCCAAACCTAATCTCTGAGCCTCACCGAACCCGCCTGCGCGTATTCCACTGATAGCCTCACCTAAACCCCTTCCAAGCGCCTCACGGCGTTCTGCGGCGCCTAATCGTGCCCTGGATCCAAACGCAGATTCACCACCTCTAGCAATATCCTGGGCCCTGGCCAACATATCTTGTTTGTCGCCTTGCTCCATAATATCGCTTATGGTTTGTTGCACCACTTGTTGTTCAAACGGATTGTAAAATTGTCCTGTCATTCTTGGGTCGTAAGCACCGAGTGTGCCCCGAATTAGGCCTTCGGACTCACCGATACCAGATAACAAGCTACCTAATCCTGCTGTTGTTGCGCCTAGTCCAGCTTGACCTAAAGCTCTTGCTCTTTCTAAACCTGTGTCTAAAGCGCCGACTCCTGTTCTAAATGCTTGTTCGGCGTCACCAATAAATCTATCTTGTATGCCAATGCCTTCTCTAGCTAATTCCTGCGCTCTGAGTTGGTCTGGCGTTAATCCTGCGACTTGTTCTTCTATGACAACTGGTTGGCCTTGCTCATCAAAAAATACCTTTTCAGCGGCTCTCATGGCCCCTGGTATAAATCCGCCTTTGCCGCCCAAACCAAATAATAATTGTTTTGTTAATGGATCTAAACCGCTTTCTACACGTTGTATTGACGCCGCAAAGGGAGCTCTGTCGGGCGCTCTTCTAACTGGTTGTGGTGCTGGGGACAGTGCAGGTGCAGTAGTTTGCACTGGTGCGGGTGTTGGAGAAGGCCTAGCCATTTGTTGTGGTGCTGGAGGACGCACAACCGAGGCAACACCACGGTTTACTGGCATAGGTGGTAAGAAATTACTTTGAACTTGGCCCTCGCTTGTAACATCTGGTCCATATAATTTACCACGGCGTTGAAATACAGGAAAACCTGCTGCTAAAGATCTTTTTACTCTATCTTGAACAGGCTCACTATATTTACTTAAATCTATTTCTGTCCCTGGCAAGTTAGATACACGTTCTAATAATGATGGTGAAGAGAGCGGTTTATTTATTTTTGGCAAATCTGCAAAATCTAAATTAAAACGCGGTATTTGACCGATACCTTCTAATATGTTTTTTGGTAATCTTAATCGTGGTTCCATGTTATGCCGACGGACGTGCTTGCCCGCTGAATACCTCCATAAGTTGATACATTAAATCAGTGCCACTTTCTCTATCGGGTGAACCGTTTGGTGTTAATGTTACGATGCCGTTACTGTTTTGCATGTCAAAACTTCCAGCGCCCCTAACAGCTCGGCCTGTCATTACAAACTCGCCGTCACTTAACATAGCGGGTATATCGTCACTGGTTTCTGTCCCAGGGCCATCAATACGGCCATTCATCCTTTCAAAATCTTCCATGGCTACATTACCGCCTTCGGCGTAAGCCATTGGCATAACCATGCCACCGCCATACATACCTCTTGGTTTACCGCCAGATAACTCTGGTAAAGTCCCTTCGGGTAATAAACCAAACTCAACGGGATTCGGTGCTGGTTGACCCATTCTTCTAGCTATCTCGGCCTCTATGTTGTATCTGCCTGTAGCGTCCATTGTGGTCAATGGTGTTAGTTCAACACCTCTTTGATCTTTAGCCTCATCGTAAGCTAACTTGCCAAGTCCTGCGGCTAATGCTCCGATACCGCCCATTTTTAGCATATCGCCAAAACCGCCGCCGCCTGTGCCTGTGCCTGCACCACCGCCAAGGATTCCACCGATACCGCCAGATCTCTGAATAGACCCACCAATCCTACTTAGTATGTTGCCTTTTGATCCCGCTCCAAAAGCGACGTCACGCAATTCTTTTAATTTTGCTGGGTCCATAGATGCTAACTGGTCTGGTGTCATGGCATTTAATGTGGCTTTAGCTTGTTCTGCCGCTTGAAAAGCCTCAACCTGTCCAGCTGTGCCACTACCTAAACCAAATCTATTAGCAAAACCTTTGCCTGCCTCTGGACCGCCTAAAAATTTAGAGCCTGTTTCGCCGAACATACCACCACCGAGTAATCCAGATTTAGTGGTAAGTGCATCCATGATGCCACCGAAACCACCACTGGTTCCACCTGCTATGGATGAGATTCCTGGTATGCCAGCTTTAGCAATACCGCCAGCTATAGTGCTACCAATATTGCCTAAAGCACCGCCGATGCCTGGTATTTTAGTGGCTAATCCACCGATGCCGCCAAGAACACCGCC